AGTCTCTTAGGAGGAGGTATGTCTATCCGACTGAATCCTCCACCTCTGTTACAACCGCGACGAACCAATACGGTTACCCCGTTGGTGCGGCGTGGCTGTACAGCCAGAAGGGGCGGGTGACCACGACGACAACGGTCTCCACTGATAGATGGTTCAGTGGGGCCTTCTGCTATTATGTGCCTGGTGTTTCTTCGCTCCAGGCAGATCTTCGCAGGCGCGCCCAGCTCGTTAATCACGTGCTAGGCGTGTTGCCGTCGCCTGAGCTCCTTTGGGAGCTCCTCCCGTATTCATGGGGCGTCGATTGGATGGTGAACATAGGCGATGTTATGCACAACGTCTCGCTCGCCATCAACGACGGCCTTGTCATGCGATACGGATACCTCATGGAACATAAACGTGAGGTCATCGAGTACCGCATGACCGGTCTGGTTCTAAGACCTAACCAGATCGGTGACTCTTGTTATACACGTACACGATACGTGAAAACAAGAGCTCGTTCCACTCCATTCGGTTTTGGGCTCACACCCGGTTCTTTTACGGACCGTCAGTGGGCTCTCATCGCCGCGCTCGGGATCTCCCGTGCGCCGCGGTCGCTCGACTCATAAGGTCGAACGGCCTCCATCCGCTCCTACAAAGGAGCTGTCAGAAGGGATGCCATGTACTCCGATCCTCAGACTGTGACGATCAACTCGGTCGGCCAGACTCTGCCACGTACTGGTGTGGGCGTCCATTCTGGTGAATTCACCAAGGATGACGGAACTGTTCGTCTCTCGGTGAGCCACCAGTATGGTAAGCGCACCCGTCGTACGTGCAGGCTGGACTTCTCGAAGATCGCCGCTGACCCCCTCGTCAGTGCGCAGAACATCAAGTACTCGATGTCTGCGTACATCGTCGTTGACACGCCCATCACTGGGTTCACTGTCAGCGAGGCCAAGCAGATCGTGGACGCCTTGACGGCGTACCTGACTGCTTCGTCGGGGGCCCGCGTCACCCAGCTTCTGGGTGGCGAGATCTAGTTCTAGATCTCTGCGGGCTCGGACACATGGCTATGGATCCTCGACCTCTTAGGAGGCAAGGTGAAAAGCCTTATGTCCCTCTGTCAGCATGTCCTCTCAGAACTGGGAGGATGGTGTCACGTCAGCACCACGCGAGATTGGGAAACCATCTCGCGTCGCGTCGAACACGAGGGGCTATCGTTCCTAACGATCGCCCTACCGCAGTTTTGCAAGGACCTTGACAACGCCCTTGCCTTACAGCGTGTGTCCTCCGACCACTTCATTGGTTTTGTTTGAAGTGGGGGGCTCCCTCGATTTTTCGGGGGTTTCCTTCGGACTGTGTTCGACGCTAGAAGTGGCGTCCTCCTCGACGATTACTGCGAGGACTCGGTCTATGCGATGAGGCAGATCACTAGCCTCTTTGCGAAGATCGAGATCCCCTGCTCTCCTCACCGCGTGAAACTCGCGATGAAGAAATTCGTCGAGGTCGATCAGGAAGTGGGTGCTCAGGACATTCCATCCGACTTTCAAGACCGGATGGCTATGTTGCTCGTACGACTCTTTCGCGACTCGATCTACGAGTTAGATCGGCGCTGTGAGAAGCTCGAGCTCGTTCCTAAGCACGGTCCTGGCGCTACTGCCGATCGCCTACGCGGCAATCAGAAGTGGTGTCAGAAGGAGTGGCCTTCTCGATCTGAGAGGTCCTTTCCCTCTGATGTATACCTCTCCCCAAACTACCGTTATGCGGAAGAGGTATTACGTCAGGTCACTTTCCTGGAACCCGGATCTGAGCGACCTGTTAAGGTCACCCCAGTTCCAAAGACGCTCAAGACACCTCGACTCATTGCGATAGAACCCACCTGTATGCAGTATATGCAGCAGGCGCTTCTTTCTGCATTCGTCGAGGTCACTGAGGCTGATCCACGCCTCCGTGACTTTCTCGGCCTTACTGACCAGGTAGTCAACCAAAAGTTGGCACTGGAGGGTTCGATCAGTGGGAACTACTCCACGATCGATCTCAGTGAGGCCTCTGATCGTGTCTCGAATGATCTCGTGAAGCGGGTCTTCCGGCGAGTACCGCATCTCTGCGATGCTTTGCAGGACTCTCGCTCTACGCGAGCTCATGTGCCTGGGCATGGAGTTATCCCTCTGTCCAAGTTCGCATCGATGGGTTCGGCTACCTGTTTTCCGGTTGAGGCGACGATTTTCCTTCTCGCCGTCTTAGCTGGATACGAGGTAGACCTAGGGCGCCCCCTGTCACAGAGCGAGATTGACTCGCTCCGTGGCCAGGTGCGCGTGTTTGGGGACGATATCATCGTTCCCAAACACATGACGGACTCTGCTCTTTGGGCGCTACGCCTCATAGGCGCGGTTCCCAACCCCAGGAAGACCTTCACGGTGGGAAACTTCCGTGAATCCTGTGGGAAGGAATACTTCTTTGGCCTTGACGTTACCACTGTCAAGGTTCGAGACTTATTCCCTCGGAGCAGAGCTGATGCGAAGCAGATGGCGTCGCTTGTCTCTCTCCGCAACCAGTTGTACTGGCGCGGGTTGTGGCAAACGACCTCATGGCTCGACAAAGTGATTAAGGGATTCATCCCTTTTCCCATTGTCGAGTCGACATCTCCAGCACTCGCCAGGTCTTCTGCTCTCCCTGCCAGGGGTGAGCGAGACTGTTCCTTCCTGCACAGGCCCCTTGTCAGGGCTGCGCGTTGTGTTGGTAGGATCCCACCGTCAGTTCTTGACGGTGTTGGTGCATTGCTGAAGTGCCTTGCATCTCCAGGAGTCTCTTCTGTAGATGCCCGACACTTGTCGCAATCAGGACGTCCCCTATCCGTCAACATCAAGATAGGGTGGACCCCGATCCGGTAGGATCGGGGCGCGGCTAGGCCGCTGCAGGAGGGTAGGTACCCTCTTCTC